CAGGGCGAGCAGGTGGACATGGTATTCACCGACCCGCCGTACAACGTGAACTACGCCAACACGGCCAAGGACAAGATGCGCGGCACCAACCGGGCGATCCTGAACGACAACCTCGGGGATGGCTTTTACGATTTCCTGCTGGCGGCGTTGACGCCGACCATCGCCAACTGCCGAGGCGGCATCTACGTGGCGATGTCCTCCAGTGAACTGGATGTGCTGCAGTCAGCTTTCCGCGAGGCGGGTGGCAAGTGGTCGACCTTCGTGATCTGGGCCAAGAACACTTTCACGCTGGGTCGCTCCGACTACCAGCGCCAGTACGAGCCGATCCTCTACGGATGGCCCGAAGGCGCGACGCGCCACTGGTGCGGGGATCGCGATCAGAGCGATGTCTGGCAAATCAAGAAGCCGCACAAGAACGATCTGCACCCGACGATGAAGCCGGTGGAACTGGTGGAGCGTGCGATTCGCAATTCGAGTCGCCCGGACAATGTGGTGCTCGACCCTTTCGGTGGCTCCGGCACGACGCTGATCGCCGCCGAGAAATCAGGACGGCTGGCGCGTTTGATCGAACTCGACCCCAAGTACGTCGATGTGATTGTGCGCCGCTGGCAGGACTGGACGGGCAAGAAGGCTACCCGCGAATCTGATGGGTTGGCGTTCGATGATCAGGCGGCGAGCGATTCGTCGGTGATCTCGCAGTGAATCACAAAGCCCGTCAGGTAGGGCAAGCCCCGTGGGATGCCGTAATCCTGGGTGGTGTGGCGGTTGATCTTCCAAGTCATCCACTGCGTTGTTGCTGCGTGGATCGCGTCGACCAGAGCGCGTCCCGCGTGGATCTGGTTGAGGACATCGTCTGCAAAGTGGCGTCCGTGGCGGCTGTCGAGGAAAAGTCTGACCAATTCGAGAGGCTGGTTGGTCGCGTCCGAGATGGCGGTCATCGCCAGTGGCCACGCTGTGGCGGCGTTCTCATTCATCGTGCCCCAAAAGCCCCAGTCTTCGTTCTGGGTGGCGGGGATTTGGTTGATGGTGTTCATCGTTGGCTCCTTGGGGTTGATCGTTGCGACACCCGTAGTAACGCGCTGTTCGATTGAGAAGCCAAGCTGTTCTCGGTCGCTTCGCAATCTATTGCGATTCAACTTCATTTGAGAATTTCGAAGCTACCCGGGCCGTTGCCCTCATCGTCAGAGAGAAGGAGGATTGTTCGTGTCGAGCCATCCGGCAATGTGACAACAAAGCCGAAAAATTCGTCTTCCGCAGCATCTTCATGCGGGCCGGTTCTGGCGAGGGCAGAAATTGTTCCTCCGACTAATGGACGAAGCTGGTTGAGGTAAAAGCTGGTTGCTGGATTCACGTTGTTCTCCTGTGTTGATGACGAGCGTATGAACGCGCTGTCTGATTGAGAAGCCAAGCTGTTCTCTGCTTTTTCTCAAACGATCCGGTAGACACGCTCGCCGCCGTCGGTCTTGTCCGAAAGGATGGCGAGTCCAAGTTTCTTCTTGAAGGCTCCGGCGAAAGTGCCGCGCACGGTGTGCGCTTGCCAGCCGGTGGTCTCGCAGATCTGACGCACCGTTGCGCCCTCGGGACGCCGCAGCATCTGGATCACGGTGGCCTGTTTGCTGTTCTCGCGGGTGCGGGGTTTGGTGGCGGTTCGCTCTTGCGCCCACGTGGCCTCTGCGGCCGTCACGGCGGCCTCGATCTCGGGGTCTGCGGCCAAGGGCGCAGGCGCTGGACGGGCGCAGCCCAGTGCGTCGTAACCCTCGGCGGCGACGAACCAGTCGGTGCCGTTGGTGGTGATGAGGGCGCGGTTGAACAGTCCGTCGAGGACTTTCTTGCGTGCGCCGCCTTTGATGTTGTCCGGGAACCAGTCGAGCTTGCCATCGCTGTGGTGGATGGCGTGGGCAAGGACCGCGTGCTGGCTGGCGGTGAGTTGGGTGGTGGCCATGTGGTGCTCCTTCGAGGTGGTTGATGGTGATGTGATGAACGCGCTGTTCGGGACTGAAGCCAAGCGTTTCGTGCTTGGCTTCGCTGTCTTTCGATCAGCTGTTGGCAATCTCTGACTCCGTGGCCTTTGGCAACGACGCGCCGACTTCGGCACCCGCTTTGAACGCGGCTTCGAGGGCGTCGCGGATGCACCAGACCGCCGTGTCGTGGAAGTCGAGGCTGTCTGACTTGCGCGTTTCCAGGGTTTCGATGCCGAGGTGCTTCTGCGCAATCAGGGTGAGGATGGTTTCGATCTGGCTCATTTCCGTGTCCTTTGAAAAAGTTGATGACGAACGTATGAACGCGCTGTTCCAGATGGAAGCCAAGCTGAATCCATGTAAATGACGAACAAATGATTGAAGAGGCCGATGGGAATTTCGATACGCGCTTACGCCCGTCACCGTGGGGTCACCGACACCGCCGTGCACAAGGCGATTCGTGCCGGTCGGGTGACGCCCGAAGCGGACGGCACCATCGACATCGACCGTGCCGACCGCGAGTGGGCGCGCAACACGGACACCCCAAAAAAGGGAACGCAACAGCGCGCAGAGAGCGTCGCGGTGCGGGAGAACGCCGGGGAGCAGACCGCTGCGCTGCCATCGGGCGGCACGTCGCTGCTTCAGGCGCGCACCGTCAACGAGGTGGTCAAGGCGCAGACGAACAAGGTGCGTTTGGCCCGCCTCAAGGGCGAACTGGTAGATCGACCGCAGGCTATCGCACACGTTTTCAAACTGGCGCGGTCGGAACGCGACGCGTGGCTCAACTGGCCAGCGCGCATTTCGGCACAGATGGCGGCCAAGCTCGGCATCGATCCGCACGCGATGCACGTGGCCCTGGAGGCCGCCGTGCGCGAGCACCTGCAGGAGCTGGGCGAACTGCGTCCGAGGGTGGATTGATGGAAATCGACTACGAAGGGGCCGCCGAGATCGAGCGCGCGTGGCGCGAAGGACTGACGCCCGATCCGCTGCTGACCGTATCGGAGTGGTCGGATCGGCATCGGATGCTCTCAAGCAAGGCATCCGCCGAGCCGGGACGCTGGCGCACCAGTCGCACGCCATACCTGAAAGCGATCATGGACTGTCTGTCGCCGACCTCGCCGGTCGAGCGCGTGGCGTTCATGAAAGCTGCCCAGCTCGGCGCGACCGAGATGGGATCGAACTGGATTGGCTACGTGATCCACCACGCGCCCGGGCCAATGATGGCCGTGTGGCCAACAGTGGATATGGCCAAGCGCAATTCCAAGCAGCGAATCGACCCGCTGATCGAGGAGTCGGCGGCGCTGTCCGAACTGATCGCTCCGGCGCGCTCGCGCGACTCGGGCAACACCATCCTGGCCAAAGAGTTTCGGGGTGGCGTGCTGGTGATGACCGGTGCCAACAGCGCGGTGGGCCTGCGTTCGATGCCGGTGCGTTACCTGTTCCTGGACGAGGTGGATGGTTATCCGATTGACGTCGAGGGTGAAGGCGATGCGATCTCGCTGGCCGAAGCCCGGACGCGCACGTTTGCGCGTCGAAAGATTTTCATTGTGTCGACCCCGACGATCTCGGGGGCGTCGGCGATTGAGAGGGAATATGAGGCATCCGACCAGCGCCGCTACTTTGTACCGTGCCCGCACTGTGCACACCGGCAATGGATGCGCTTTGAGCATTTGCGCTGGGAGAAAGGTCAGCCGGAAACGGCGGCCTACGTGTGCGAGTCCTGCGATGAGCCGATTGCCGAGCACCACAAGACGTGGATGCTGGAACACGGCGAGTGGCGCGCGATGGTTGCCGACGGCGTGGGTAAGACCGCAGGCTTCCACCTCTCTTCGCTGTACAGCCCGGTCGGCTGGCGCAGTTGGCGCGATATCGCCGCCGCGTGGGAGAGCGCCGTGAGCAAGGAATCGGGTTCGGCGGCGGCCATCAAGACCTTCAAAAACACCGAACTGGGCGAGACGTGGGTCGAGGAAGGCGAAGCGCCTGACTGGCAGCGTCTGGTTGAGCGCCGAGAGGATTACCGGATCGGCGCAGTGCCCAACGGCGGTTTGCTGCTGGTTGGTGGGGCCGACGTGCAGAAGGATCGCATCGAGGCCTCGATCTGGGCCTTCGGGCGCGGCAAAGAATCTTGGCTGGTCGAGCATCGTGTGCTGATGGGCGACACCGCCCGCGATGCAGTGTGGAAACGGCTTGCCGAGTTGGTCGCCCAGACGTGGACGCACGAGTCGGGTGCGGCGCTGCCACTAGCGCGATTCGCGCTCGACACCGGCTTTGCCACGCAGGAGGCATACACCTTCGTGCGGGCCTGTGGCGACCCACGGGTGATGCCGGTCAAGGGTGTCGCGCGTGGCGCAGCGCTCATTGGCACACCAACGGCGGTGGATATCTCGCAGGGCGGCAAGAAGCTGCGCCGGGGAATCAAGGTGTTCTCGGTGGCAGTGGGCATCGCCAAGCTGGAGTTTTACAACAACCTGCGCAAGGCCGCCGACGTGCTTGAGGATGGTGTGACCACCACGTTTCCCGCCGGATTCGTGCATCTGCCGAAGATCGATGCCGAATTCATCCAGCAACTGTGCGCCGAGCAACTGATCACCCGCCGCGACCGCAATGGCTTTGCCATCCGGGAGTGGCAAAAGATGCGCGAGCGCAATGAAGCGCTCGACTGTTATGTGTACGCGAGGGCCGCCGCATCGGCTGCGGGCCTCGACCGTTTCGAGGAGCGCCATTGGCGCGAACTGGAACGACAACTCGGGATCGCGGCACCACCCGATTCCGATCTCATCCCGAACAACGACGAGGCCACCCAACGCGGTGGCCTCGCTGTTTCCGGGTCTCGTCAATCAGGTCGGCGCGTCATCAAAAGTCGCTGGCTGTCCTGACCTTTAAGGAGCATTTCATGAGTCTTTCCACCCGTATCGAGAGCCTGGTCATCCGGGTTGCCCAAGAATTCAACGACGTCCGCGCCAAGGCAGGCAACCTAGCCAGCCTCACCACCACCGACAAGTCGAATCTGGTGGCGGCCATCAACGAACTCAAGGCGGCCGTGGTGTCGTCGGTGGTCATCGACGATGCTCAGGTCACGACCACCAGCACCTACTCGTCGAACAAGATCGTCACGCTGCTCGATGCCCTCAAGACCGAAATTCTCGGTGGAGCTGATGCGGCCTACGACACCCTGGTGGAAATCCAGCAGCTGCTACAGAACGGCACCACTGGTCTGGATGCCTTGCTTGCCGCCGTCAACAACCGCGTGCGCTTCGATGCTGCGCAGTCGCTGACCGTCGCCGAACAACTTCAGGCCCGAACCAACATTGGTGCGGTCGCGGCCAGTGATGTCGGCAACACCGACACCGACTTTGTCGCTGTCTTTGTGGGTGCTCTGGTCTGATGAGCCTTGCATCGCGCATCACCGCGCTGGCG